TCCATAGTTAGCACCATCTGCAATTACCTGTTCTGTACTATCAGCAAATTTTTGACCTGCTGTAGTCATAAAACCTAGCATTTGAAATAAAGTTCCTGATGGTTCTTTGTAAGGTAAAGGAACAATAGCTTTAGATAAGTCAGCACCTAAAGCTTCTATTTCTTTAAACTCACCAGGTGCAATAGGCTCATTGTCACCAACCATACGAACTCCTTTTGCCTTGAAACCACCTGGTAAGTTCGCAAACTGTCCTGCATCTACTAAGCTTCTCATAGCTGCAGTTGCAGTCATAGTAATATTTCCTAGAAAATGCATAAGACCCAAACCATAGAAGCCAAATCCAGGCACAAACCTATAGTGAACAAAATGTACATTCTTTGTTTTTGTTGGGTCATTTGATTTATAGTTTCTTCTTATACTTAAAACTTTTCTTGATTGTTCTTCTATTGTTACAATATATGGACAAGATTCTCCTTCTTCAGTTTCTGAATCTTTTATATCTAAATAACAATGTTGTTCTAATAAAACATATTGAGGATCTAAATCAGAACTAGGAGATAAACCTAAAATAGTATCCATCTTTTCTGATAAAGGTGTTTGAACTGGATTTGTAGGATCTGGTAAATCTAAATCTAAATATACTTCATTACGTATTTCTTTAGATAAGTCGTAAGGATTACGATAGATTACATGTGTGTATCTTTCTGCTTTTCTTAAATTACTTGCGTAATAAGAAACATAAAACTGGTCTATAGGAACAAACTCTGATACAGGTCGTTTTAATGTTTCGTCATAATATACTTTTTTAAATGCTGAACCTAATAAAGGCAAATGAAAAAGCATTCTTTCAAACTCGTCAAAATATTCAGGCATCTGTTGTGTAAGCTGATAGTTCATAAACTCTTGAACTCTGTTTGCCTGTAATTCTTTATCAGGAGTTACCTTACCAAGAATCTGTGCTTTAACTGGACCTTTAGCAGGAAATAATTCTTGTGATGCTTTTGATTGAAACTTAACAGCAGATTCTATAAGAAGAGGATGAACTGCTGTACATGCACCTTCAAAAGGTTCTGTAGTATCTTGAATTTTTAAACCAAGTAAATCAAAACCTCTTTCAAACATAGATTCCCACTCAGCTCTGGAATCTTTATCTGCAATATAAGAATCATATACATTGTTAGAAATTTCTTCTAGTGTTTCGTCATCTAGCTTTTCTGCTAAGTTTCCGTACCACTCACCAACTTCTGTAGATGCTCCCATCTCTACAGTTTGTTCTTCAGAAGAAAAATCAACAGTAATACCTCCATCAGGTTCCAACTCAAAGGAAGGATCTTCTTCTTGTTGCTTTTCAGGAAGCTGTATTACATTAGTAAGTTCTTTTTCTATTTGTTCAAAGGGATTTCGTTCAGTTGCCATAGTTACTCCTATTTACATATTATAAACTTAAATTCTCCAGTACGCAACTCTTTTTTTTCTTGGAGCATCTTCAAAGTCTGGATCATCTGGATGTGTTAAATGCCAAGACTCTTTCATAAAATGTATTGCCATAGTTAAAGCATCTACTTGGTCATCATGAGCACCATGTGGAAACTGTAATAGTTCTGTAAGTAAATCATCAGACCACTTTTTATGTTTAGGTATCCATACTCTTCCTGCTTCCATCATAGGAGATGCAGCATACACTCTTGCTATCTTATCTTTATCTGGTATAAACTCTTGTACAGGTAGTCCAGCTCTTCGCATATC